TATGTTTCTGCTACGGCTTTAGGTTCAAATCAAGTAACTATTTCAAATACTGCAACAGGTAGTAATTCTATTACTGCTACATTTAACAAAACAAATTACAATGTTCCTACTAATCCTAAACTAACTACCTTCGGTGCATATACAGGAAGTGAAAGATTATACACTATTATTTACGAACAACCACCGGAAGGAAGTGCTGAAACATTCATTCAGCAGTTACAGGGGTCTGATAGTGCAGATACAGAATATTCTAATTTAGAAACAACTGAAGGTTTTAGAATTAGAAGTTATGATTTTACATCAGGAAATGGACTACAACTTAATGGATTAAGTTTGGGTGGAAATAATTATTTTATTTTAATACATTCAGACGACCACTTGAAGCATCATTTTGCTAAAGTAACAGAGTTTGGAACACATGATGTTGATGGTGACTATATTGATTTTGAACCAAAGTTAGGTAATGAAATACCTAAAGGAACAAAATATATGGTATTCAAAGGGCCAGCCGTTTCTGATAATACAAGAAACTGCAAAGTATTGGCGGTTTCAGCAGGAATTAAAGTAGATTTACAAAACGATTTAGTTTGTTCTAAACCCTTATTTTATTTCTTTAATGATAACTTAGACAAAGATAATCAATTAGACCACAATACTAAATACTTTACAAAGTTTATTGGTGCGAATGCTTCTACTGTAACTCCAAATGTATTGAACACTTTTGTTACAGTACAAGATAGTAAATATAGAATTAAGGATTATAGTAAATACACAATGAATGTTAAATTAGTAGATAATCTAAAAGACTTAGATTACCCTGCTTATGGTGAAAACTTTGCAAATAATCCATTTTCTTTACCCCATGAATATGATAGTCCCGACTATACTTTAGTTACTATTCCTAACGCTTTTACTGATTATAGTGATTGTTTCCCAAATGCAAGAAGAGATGGTGATTTAGATGTTGACCCTCTAAGTGATATATCTTATACAGGGCCAAAAAGATATGTTCATTATGATTTTTCACCAACCAAAGCAAATAAACTATACAACTGTATAGATGTTCAAATGGAAGAGTCTGTCGGCAATAGAGGTTCTTTTGCACAAATAAAAGCAGTAGATAGCAAAAGAATGTTACCACAAAAGGTTAAAACCTTTGATGATTTAAGAGTAAGGCATAGATTATTCAAAGGAAAATTCAATGATTGGTTTCCTCTGAAAGCAACAATAAAAGCCGCTACTTCAACTACTAATGAATATACATTTACAATACAATATAACTTAGGTTTAACACAACTACTTAATGATGGAGATGAAGTAAAAATAGGAAATAGAGTTTTTATAGTAGAAAACATAGATGCTCGTAATCTTTCTGGTTCTACCGGAATAGAACAAGATGTTACTTTTAGACAAGTAAATAGATTAGAAACTGAATCCGAATTTACTTCAACAAGTTATACATTAAATGCAGGAGATGTAATTTATCGAAGAGCATGGAATACTAATGATAATACCCTTTTAACTGATTTTGATTTAATAGCAAATAGAAACAATAATCTATATGTCAAGTTTATTTCTAAAGATTTTGGTTTTTTAGAAGCAGAGGTAACTAATTCAAATGTAAATAGACAGACATTAACTTTAAGTTTTCCTAATACAAATAGAAGCATTACTAATTTAGATTACATGGATGGTTCATATTATATTGAAGTAGAAAAGTTTAGCGGTTCTATTGAAAAAACATCACAATATAAAGACAATGGACAAACAATGATAGAGTTTTCTGGAAGGTCTGAAGTTAGAAAACTATTAGGGCCGGTAATTAATAAAAATACATTACACTCAAAAGACATGATATATAGCGGCATTGTTACACATGCAGATTTGATTACAACAGGTGGAAACATCACTTCGGCAAATTACGGCAGTGACGAAATAACTCTTTCGAGTGCCCCAAGTTTAACCAATGCTGATGCTGGCAGACTCGTATTTGCTTATACTCAGGCCCATGACTCATACATATTTTTAGGAGTTTTTGAATCAATTGCCGGTTCTACAATAACATTAGAAGAAAACTCTTTAGCAGAAATAACAGGTGCTACTGCGCCAACAGATTCAAGCATAGCATATAATTACAGGTTATTCTACACTGCATCAAAACAATATTCATTCAATAAGGCGTTATCAGCAAATACTAAATCAGATACGGTTTCTACTTTAAGTGGTGCTTCGGGCAAGGGATTATTCTTTAATGGAGGATATATAATTAGCGGCACTGCTGAAACTACTAAATTAGCAGGGTCAAGTTCTAACACTACTAATTCTAAATCGGTGGGGTATTATCTAAATGCGGTTAGAGGAATAAATGAAGCAAGTTTATCCCAAGCAAGACTATCAGATGGAAAAACCAACACAGGAACAATACAATACACTGAAGAAGATGTAATCAACAGTTTATTAGATTTCACTGTTGTAAATATTTCAAGAACAAATAATAACACTGTAATAGAATTGGCACCGCATATTCCATTGACATTAGGAAGAGTAGATGTTAACCATGCTAATACGATAGATATTAGTCTTGATACTACTAATTTAGGACAAGTGAATGCAAGCACGGTTGGTAATTTTTATTTTACAATACCTGTATCAAGTAGCACTAATGCTCTTTCCTCTACAAGTTCCCCAAGAAAATATCATGGACAACCAATATATGCAACCACTTTTGATTCTGGTTCTACC